TGGTAAGCTCCTGTCTACTGATACTAAAGTCAGACGTGTTGTCCAGGTATGTGGTATCTGCTATTGCTGTTCTTGCAACAAGATTAAACGTAGGATTAAAGCCACCTGCTCTATAAATCAATCTATGGGTAGCTGTTGATGGTGGTGTATCAGCGTATGTTACTAAACACTTTTCATTTGCCAATGTGACTGATGTTGCAATAGGTGATGGTGCTGTCTCGAATACATCAGCATGAAGATAGGTGATGAGGTAGATATAATCACCATAAAGCAGCCCCGTGCTGCTTGAAGCCGTTGTAGGTGCTGTCGTTGGTGCAGTATGACTTCCTATGTCATCAACTGTTGTGCCGTCATATCTTTTAAGTTTCCCTGCTGAGTTCGTCCAATAAAGATAGCCTGCCCATTCTACATAAAATCTATCTTCATTTGAAGCAACTACTTCACCCTCTGATTTATAATATGTGGCATTTACTCCAACATAAGACTGGCTTGTATCTTCTATTGGTGTCCTTGCAGACACTAAAGACCCACTTCTGATATTACAATTTATAGCATTTAAACATTCATTGTCCTGAATAAGATGATGTTCAATAATGTTGTTTATACCACCATTGAAGTGTATTACCTGTGAAGTCATGGTTATCCTTTATGTGACTGTTACGTTAGTGCTTGATGAAGCAGGTGATGTGTCGTATGTTCCTTGTAGGTATATCTTAAAAGAGTATGTCCCTGCGGCAATACCTGTAAAAGAAATAGGCTGTGACAAGTTTGTGGTAGATCTAAAGTAAGCACTGTTCTTGTATAGTTTAACAGATGTATGTGATGGACATCCGTATGCGGGGTCTGTATATGTCACCAACACCTCTCCTGCCCCACCTGCTACGATTGACACACTTTGAGGGGCTGAATAATCAATAACCCCCATTCCTGAATTTGTATTGCTGTCAGTATAACCATACGCATTTGTCGCCCTTACTTTATAAGAATGTGAAGTACAAGCGTCCGTGTCTCCTGTCCATGCATAACCACTTGTCTTGTTGCTTGCAAATAATGAACCATTCTTGTAAATGTTATAAGTAATTGGTGGTGTACCTGTTGTAGGGTTTGTCCATGTAAAGGTTATCTTTGAAGTATATCCACCTGTGGAATATGATTGATCATCAGATGCATTAAAATCATTTATAGCTCCAGGAACTTCTGGACGTTCCCATACTAAAGTATCGCCTACGGAATCTCTATAAACAATTTGATCTATTTGGTCACCATTAAAGTAAGCATCAGCAATAGTATCATCACCATTAATTTTTAAATCTGCCATTACGGTGTCGCCCACTTATTGTGCTTCTGCATGTTCGCTTCTGCTGTTGTTATTTGGAGATTATGGTATCTGTGTTCTCCACCTCTTGATAACGGTTGGATATGGTCTACATGCATCTGTACTCCTGTTTCTTGTGAGATAACTCTAGCAATCTTATAAAAGTTGTGCATTTTCTACAAATCGTATGTCTTTTGCCCTTCTCTCTGAAGGTGAACATATCAATCGGCTTTTGAATATTACACTTAGTACATATTTTCATATTAAGCTGAAGCGTCCGTACCATCGTTAGTTATGTATAGTGTTGATGTTCCACTATCATAATCCATTTTAATCACTCCACCTACTGTAGCTGTTGCCCAATCTGTATTTGTAAGTATCGCTCCATTGATCTCATCATAGATAGCCGTACATTCTGCTTCTAAATAATCCCCTATGTCACCATTGACAAAGTTTACAAGTGAGCCTGCATCTGAAGAGATGATCGCGTTTACATCATTATCAAGGTCTGTAATTTTGTCCGCTGCCAGTATTGTTATTGGAGATGACCATGAAGTGAGTGTTGAAGGTGTATATGCCATATCTTATCCTTTATACGTAGTAATCGTTTTTAGCAAAATCATTATGTATTTTACCATGCCATTGTGACATATCTTGGTTAAGCCCATCCATATAATGTTGATAAAAATATTGAGCTTTTTGCAAACTTTGTGTTGAGTCCTCTTTTTCGTAGCACTTAAAAAGAATAAAACTCTTAATACTATACAATAATGCATCATCTATGGCAATATCTGTATCTTCTGCATAGGCTATCTTGTCTGGATATGCATAGTATTCTACAGTCACCTCTTCATCTTCCTGATCTTCAAACTTAATAGTCTGATCAGTAAGTATCTCGTATGTCTGTTCTGAGTCTATTTTATAAAACTCAATCACTTCATAGTTTAGATTATATGTTTCTGATGAATCACTTACCGTAAATACATCTTTTTCATACTTGTATTTGGTACGCAAAGCAATATCACGAATACCCTGGTTTAGGTATCTGAACAATTCTTGATTTGTCCATCTGTTTGCACTTGTGTCCTGTAGCGTATCTCTCACTGCTTCAAAGACGGTTGTAACTGTCGTGATTGCTATTGACATACTTTATCCTTTTGTTATACGCTTTCCACAATATATCGTGGTTCGTTTCTTTGTTTTGTTTTACCCGTTGGTTGTCCTGCTTCATCAAGAACAGAAATATGTCTCAAAATAGACGCATCTTTAATAACACCCAAAAATCTATTTGGTAATTCTATCTCTTCACCGATTTGTATCTGCACCATTTCACCGTTAAGCCCAACAGTCATTTCAGCTTCATCATTGTCTCTATCGTTTGAATGAATAATACATCTTGTAAAACCCTCTGTTTTTGGGTTTTCTTTTTTCTCTTCTGTATATGTTTCACCTGTAAGATCACCAATCAACTTAATGAGTGATGCTGTCTTTGCATTCTTCTTATGTACGATACCCAACTCTTTTGCTTTTGCTAGTGCATCTTCTCTGTTCAATGTCATTTTAAAATCCTTTTGAGGTTGTTTTAATTTAGCCAATAGGCTTTATGATTCCCTCCAAACAAGGAAGGAGGGAACTAAAAGGCTATTAACCCTCTGCTGTCTCAATTCTAACCATGAAGTTATCATTAAGAATTTTTGCAACAGTCCAAGCTTTCCAACCAACACTTGCACGTTGATCTAGTGGATCTGCTGTACCTGCTGAACCTAAAGGCTTGATGATTGTCTGTATATTCTTTTGACCTCTAAGAGATACGATACCATAAGCATTTTTACCAAATACCAAAGTTCCATAAACATCTTTAGATGAATCACCTGCACCCGTCCAAATTTTACCCATTGTAGTTTCTACAAAACGAATATACTTGTATGAACCAATTTCATTCATATCAATAAGTGTAGTAGAAGCGTACTCCTCTGCACCTTTCCATCCTGTAAGACCTTCAAGAGTTTCGGAAGTATCTGTGTGACAAATACCAACAAATGCTGCTTTAATTGGTGCTGTACCAATTTTAGCTGTACCTGTGATCATCTCTGTGAACTTCTTAGCGTTCTGACCTTTAAGTGTTTTAATAGCACTGTCAAGGTCTGCTGTTGTTACTGCTAAGGCAACATTCACTCTTGCTGCAACTGCTGTCGCATATCTAACATTTGTTCCTGCTACAAGCACATCTCTTTGAACTTCATCAATGGTCTCACCCCCTTGTTCTCCAAGTACGTCTGTAGCTTCTTTGATAACATTATCTTCAACTGTAAGCTGCACTTTGTCCGTAAGGACTGTAAAGTCACCATATTGAAGAACTGTTGCTGTAACGTCTGTTACGCTCATGTTTGAACCACTTGGTGTCACACCCTCTGTCAATGCTGTTGTAGCTGTTGATAGTGCATTCCAACGTCTGAACTTAATCGTATCAGAGTTGTTCTTTGGAAGTGGTCTGCTTTGACCCCATTTGTCATGGATTAGTGCGGGCACTGCTCTCTCTAATAGGTTTCTATCATAAAAAGCTGAGACACCTGCTGGTACTACTGCTGTTCCTGTCATTTTAAACTCCTTCTAGTCTGTGTGCAACATAAGTACATACGTCACTTGTTGTCAGAGATGCTGCTGCCACAGTAAATCCGTTTGCTGTCATAATAAGAGTTGCACCACCTGTAGTGATAACTCCTGTTGCCCCTGTTGTGATGATGTCCTCTGTGAGTGTTCCATCACTAAACAATTCATAAGAAATATTTGTTGTTACGTTATAAACTTTCACATAGCATGGTTCGCATCCAAGAGTGATAGTCTCGATTGCCCCTGCTGCTGATGTGAATTGTCCTGTAAATGTGTTTTTCATTTGCTATCCTTGCGATAATCTGTTTAAAATATCTTCATAGGTCTTATCGTTATTAAACGAATCTACACCCATATCTTTGCCTGCTGTAGTATCTTTACCTGATCTTTTAATTCCCACTTCTGCGGGGTTCACTTTCACTTTTTCTATTGGTTTTGGCTTAGTCTGTTTAGCATTATGCTCTGCTATCATGGACTGCTTTACTCCCATATAAAATTGAGCGAATTGATCTGGGTTATTCGTTACTAATGCTCTGTCAATATCTGGAAGCGTTGCAAGTTTGGCTGTTACTTGTGGCAGAACAATGTCTGCGTCACCTGTTCTGACCTCATTCACGATTGAATAGAACGTCTGAGCGTCTTTTGCCATAACTCCAACTACTGATGATGGAAGATGATGTTCAATGTCTTGCATCCTGGTATACAATGCCTCATCTTTTTCTACTTCTCTAATCAGTTCCGATACTTCATTTGATACGAATGGTTCTGCTTGGTTTTGCGAACCTTGTTCAATATCTGGTACTTCAATATCTATAATGTCAAGAGGATCAATGCCTGACTGTTTGCTAAGTTGTGCAAGGGCTTCTTTGTCTCCACCTCTAACCTTCTCTAGCAAATCCAATTCGGCTTGATGTTCTTTCTTTGACTTTGCTATCTGTTGATACTTATATGTAGAGTCAAAACCCTGCTGTGCCATATTGATAAGTTCTTCTTTACTTACCTTGACTTCCTGACCATTCCATTTGAGAGTGGTTGTATCTGAATCCACTTCTGGTTGTTCTTCTACTTTCTCTTCTGGTTTAGTCTCAACATCTGCTTCACCCTCTGATACATCGTCCTTGCTGATCTCAACCTCTTCTTGGGCTTCTTCTTGTGGTGTATCATCTACTGGTTCTTCATCATGGTATGCCTTATCGTATTCTGCATCGTATTCCGCCTGCAACTCTTCATCTGTCTTTTCTACAGCTTCTTCAAGTTCTGCTTGGTCTGGGACTGCTTCGCTCATCTGTTATTCCTTATCCATTTCTAATAGTTCTGCTTCTGCATTTAAACGATCATCTTCCACTGTATCAAGGAAGCCCTTAAAGTCAAGTCTTGTTTTCACCTGTCCTTTAATAAGAGTGATAATTTCAAGGTTCTTGTCATTACCACGACCTTTCATCTGCTCCTCTTCCAAGTGTCTGATGTTCTGCCAAAGTATTTCAAGTCCATCTTTTAAGAACACCTCATTGAAAACTGCTTTAAACTCTGGTGTTTTTTGCAGCTTCTCTAAGTTTTTACCAAGTCTGATACTTAGTCTTATCTTCTCTCTAATTGCTTTTTCTTCGTTCGCTTCTAATTGCTCTTGATTGAGTTCGTTCACGTTTATCCTTTTTATTGAGTTGGTTGTTGAGGTTGTTCACCTATTTGTTTGAGTTCTGCTGCCAAGTCCTTAAATTCCCAAAGTTCTTCAAGTTCCCCAATGAGTTTAGTAATATGACTTGGTGGCAATACCTGTGCTTCTACGAGTGGTTGAGTCATTTGTAATAACTGCACTATCTTTTGCGCTCTGTCTTGATCACTTCCTGCAATAGCCACATTTATTTTAAGATCAAATTCGCCCATAATGTCATCTTTGCTTATAGATACATATTCACCACCTGAAATTCTTGTAGCTACATTTATATCAAGGAATGCCTGATTATAAGCAATCCATTTTCTGAACAATGGCTTCAAATATTGTTCTGCAAATCTTGTGGTGGTTTCCCATGTTCTCATTTGGGATTGATTCATAATAGCTGTGATACCCGTTGCTGTCTTATTGAGAGACTTAGCATCTAATCCCTGGTTGTATCTTGTTACACCAGAAGCATTCTCACCCTCTGCTGTATAAAGCTCATACATCTTCTGTAATGATGCAGGTATTTCGTTATGGACTTCTGGCTTATATCCGTTTATATCATTCCATTCTATAACTGCACCGATCTTAGCTTCTCTTAGCCGTCTGATATTAAGTGGATCGAGTGAGCTCTTTTGGATATGCTTCATCCCGTTGGTTGAGTTTGCCATCAAGTCAATGAATGTTCTCATTATTGCCGACTTGACTTTTATGTTATCTTCCAAAAAGTAAGGCATTCCATTACCAAAGAAGCTGAATGCTACAGGTGCAAAAGGCGCACCGATAAAAGGTGGTTCTTCATCTGGAAAAGGATTTGCAGATATTCTTAGGATTGTATTACCACTCCAAGTACATACAATAGGTTCTGCAATACCATCACCATCCATGTCTATCTTTCCATAATACTCATATATAGTTATGGGCTCTCTTGCTTTAGAAGCTGTCTTTGAGTCTATATCTTGCCCATAGTCTTTAAGTTCATTTTCTCTGCTTGTACCTAAAGTTGAATCACGCTCTTTGTCTGTAGCCATAATATCGTCTACATTCTTGTAAATTCCCTTTGCATTATATTCTTTATCTTGTTTACGTAGATCAGAACGATTAGTATCTATTCTTTGAATACAGCAATCGCTATCCTCTATCGTTTCACCTATAATAAAGAAGTCCTCATTCTTGATAACTTCTGCATCTGGTCTTGATACTGTAGTTTTAGTGATCGTTGCAGCACCTTTATAGATAGTTTGAAGTATTTGTCCTTGTGCAACATTCATTTGCATAGCATCCATTGGGATGGTTGCTTCATCTTCTATCTCTATTTCTGCACCCTGAGCTGTAAGTTCTGCTAACTGCTGTTCTGTAAAGCCCTCAAAAGGTATGGTTTCTGTTTCATCTTCATGAATCCATCCCATTCTTGCAACTGCTGTTCCTTCAATACCATAAACCATAAGAGAGGTGTGCAGAAATCTATATTTTCCAAAACTATTATTAAACTGATAATTTAATAAAAGGTTTTGGGAGTTTGCATTATCAACATCATCTGCTGTTCTTGGGGTAGCATCAACCATATCATCACTTGACATAAAAGGTTTCATAGCATTAGGTATCCACCAATTTACCGCATTTTGAGCATCTTTAGCAACATATTTGGATCGACCATCTGTTTCATTACCAAGTGGCTTGCCTTCATAAAGGTCTTTCCAATCCTGCATTAAAGTTGATATTTCTGTCTTACTGTCTTTGGCTGTTTGGAAATCCTCTTTAACTATTGCAAGGACTTCCTGTTCTGTTAAAGGCTGATTATCTTTGATAGTTGTTTCTTCTTGCAAGAGACTCTCCTATGGCTGTTTTGCATATTATATCATAAACTAAAAAACATTAGATGGTACAAAATTATCTTCCCTACCAGTGTTCTTTTGATTAAGAGAACCTATCATCTTCCAGAAGTATGTAAGTGCCACTGAATCTGCAACATCTGGTGATCTTCCGAGTAACTCCTTAATCTTTACCTTTGGAATGATCTTAGCTCTGCCTGCTTCAGTGTATTCATACTCTGTTGCCAGAAGCTCCTGAGCTAACGTATTGTCTTTAGGGAGTTCCAATCCATCCTTGATAGCTTCTGACAGTCTAAAGTACATCTCTGCTCTTTTATTGTGGTATGTATCAATATCATCTGCTTTGAATCCTGCATTGCCGTCAATAGTCATTACACCTGAAGCTACAAGCCTTTCATAAACACCTCTACCTATTCCTATAGAGTCCACTACTATTGCATCTGCTTCTATGGCATGAAATGTGCTTAAAGCCCATCCTGCAATATCTTTCTGTTCCATCTTATCCCGTGATTGAGTCCATACAATAACTGAACCATGTCTGAAGGTTAACACTGTACTATCTTCACCATAAGCTGCTACATCAAGCCCAAGTATCTTAGCTCCAAACATATTCCCTTTTCTGTTCATAGCTCTGTCTACATCTTTATATGAGAACAATGAAGTAGCAGATGATTCAGTAGGATAACCAAGATAGACGTGTTCAAACTTTTCTTTGTCTGCCTTCTTCATAGCTTCTATCTCTATGTTCATTGTTTCACTTAGATAGATATTGCTGTCGTAATTAACTTTCATCACTTTAGAATTCTCAGGTGGATTTTCCACAAACTTTTGCCAGGAGAAATCTAATCGTGATCTAGGGTTAAAGGCGCACCAGATCTCTGATCCCTCTTTCCTTATCGTTGGTATAAGTATTTCCCACATCTGTTCATCCATGCTGTGCGCTTCATCAATAACAAGTATATCTATTGCTTCAATGGATTTTAGCTCATCCACTTTTCCATATAAACCAGAGAAGATAAACTCTGCACCTGTTTTGTCACATCTTATAGAATTGTTTGTAATTGTATAAATATCATTATAACCCCACTTATCAATAATGTTACATAACAATACATAAATGGATTCAGCAATTTTATTTTGAAAGTATCTTGTAGCAAGTATCTTTAATGGGTAGATTGAAGTAAGGAATATGAGTTGTGCAGCAAGTTCATAAGACTTACCACTTGCACGTCCTCCATAAAGGAATCTGTAACGTGCTTTCTTTTTCCAATATTTTTTGAAGTATGGGTTACGGAGTGGTAAAGAATTCATCATAACCTTTAGGTGTAACTTCTGCTTTAATATCCACTTCTGACTTGTCTTTCCATCCCATATTTTTAAGCGCAAACACTGAACCTGCAACGTTATTCCCATGTAAATTCATCTCATAAACATTCTCTACAGCAAGTTGCACTCTTTTTACCGAGTGAGAGAACCCCTCTCTTTTTTCGTAGTCATAAAGGCTTCTTCTGTCTGCAAAACCAAGAAACATAGTAACACCTGTTATTGTCACAGGATAGCCCTTTTTCTTTACATATTTAAAGTATTCTGTTATTTTATCATCAAATTTTTTAACTGTTTTATATTTGAGGGGCTGTCCATTTTTCTTTTTAGGTTTAACATTAGCCATTTAATTTTCCTTCTTCTACATCAAGTAAAGTCTTAATGTCCAATATTTCTTGACTTGCTGTGGTTGTACTTGCAAGTTTGGCTTCAGTGTTTTCTTTTTGTTTTGTATAGTATGCGATTTTTCTATCTTGATACTTAATATCGTTAACTAAGTCTTTCTCATCTTTAGAGAGTAAGTTTGTATTTTCTTTTTCTGCAAGTAATTGTCTCAGGAAATCTATCTGTGCTTGGTTCATACTAACTCCTTTCCATCATTATAGCATTATCTATCAACTTTCTGATAGTTGCACTGAATGTACCTTCCTGTTGCTTTAACCATGCACGCTGTTTTTTTGTCACTTTGAAACCAACACTAAAAAACAATTTTGATTTGATCTTCTTTTTTTTAACTATAGGTTTCTTTTTTATTTTTTGTTTAAAGTGTTTCTTTTTAGGCTCTTTGTTTTTAACGCAATATTGCAATTCCATGTTAGGATTATCTCTTGGCACTTCATCCCAATAAACACCGTTATATTTTTTTAACACTTTGTCTACCATATACTTTGAATAGTCCTCTTTCAAAAAATATTGAAAATAAGAACGTGACTCTGTAGCATCATGTTTATGCATATACTCATACATAGTTCTAACTATCTCATAATATGTTTTCATCTTAACTCCTTTTAT